CGAGGGCGTGAGGGCGTCCTTCAAATGAAGAAGGGTAAAGGAGCCTAATATGAAAACATTTTACGAAACTATTTTGCGACAAGCTGAAGGGGCGGCAGAGGCTGCACCTGCTGAAGCGCCTGTTGCTGCCCCACCTCCTGTTGACGAGGCACCTGCACCAGCAAGTGTTGAAGGGGAAGGAGAGGCTCTCGGTAAGGCCTCTCCGTCTCCTTCAGATAGTGAGTCACGCCCACCACAGGGCCTTTTAGATCGTATTGGCCAGTTGACTCGTCAAAAGCGTGAGCTTGAAGAACGACTGCAAGCGATGGAAGCTCCGCAGCAGCAGTATTACGACGCGCCGCAGGCAGCAGGCAGCGTTGATCCGAAACAAATCCAGATGGAGATTTATCGTCAGGCGCAAGAACTGGCGAAACAGAATGAATGGAAGAATACAACTGACAAGATTTGGAATGAAGGGCTTAGTAAGTATGGCGATTGGGCCCCGCAGTTAAATAATATGGCTCAGATTTTGGGCGGTATTCCTACGACCTTGACAGAGGCTGCTATTGAAAGTGGTGCCCCGCATGAGGTATTATACCATTTGGCTAAGAATGTTGATGAAGCTGCCAGAATTGCGCTCCTTCCACCCACAAGACAGGCTGTGGCGGTTGCAAAGTTGGCGCAAAACGTCAGCGCACCACGAAAGGTAACGTCGGCTCCTCCGCCGATTTCACCAAAGGTGCAAGGAATTGGAAGTGCTCCGGCGTCACTCGACGATCCGAACATTTCCATGGAAGAATGGGCGAGACTTCGCAATGAACAAGCGATGAACCGCCGAAGAAGGTAGGTGAGGGGCCTTAAACCCTCTCCCTTTCTGGTCGCAGGGTTAGCGATCTGGGTTGCCTGACAAGAGACGGTCGCAGGCTCCGTCAAAGAAGCAAGGGACTCCCCTTGGATTTTGGCATTAGCGAAGCGCATGGTGCGCTCAACCCAAAGGACGAAAGATGTCTAATACACTCTTAACTATTAACATGATCACACGCGAAGCTGTTCGCTTGTGGGTCAACACCAACTCCTTCCTACAGCACATCGACACGCAGTATGATGACCAGTTTGCCGTAACCGGCGCGAAAATTGGCCAGTCATTGCGCGTCCGTCTGCCGAACGATTACACCGTCCGGACCGGTCCTGTAGCTCAGATCCAAGATACGGCGGAAACCAGCACCACGCTGACCCTCGCCACGCAGAAGGGCGTTGACGTTTCGTTCAACTCCGTCGAGCGCACGATGTCTTTGGACGACTATTCGAAGCGTATCCTTGCTCCTGCCGTCAACAACCTTGTTGGTGCAGTTGCAGCTGACGTTATGTCAGGCGCTGAACCTGGCGTTTCAAACCTTGTCGGCAACTTCGACGCTGCCGGTAACTTGCTGAAACCAACGCTCGAGACGTTCTTGAACGCGAAGGCGCTGTTGAGCTTACGTTCGGCTCCAACCGACAGCCGTAAGTTCATCCTCGATCCTGTCACGATGGCAAGAACAGTTCAGAACTTAACTGGCCTGTTAAACCCAGCGACAGAGATTTCTGAGCAGTATCGCAAGGGTGAAGTTTATAACGCAATCGGCTTCGACTGGTTCGAAGACCAGACCGTTATTAAGCACACGACCGGCGCTTACTCGTCACCAACGGTTAATGGTGGTAGTCAGACCGGCACGACCCTTGTGGTCAATGCGCTGTCCGGCCCGCTTAACCAAGGCGACATCATCACAATCGCTGGCGTGAACGCGGTCAACCGCATCACCAAAGTGACAACGGGCCAGTTACAGCAATTCGTTGTAACCACGACCGCTGCCGCTGGTGCAACAAGCCTCTCCATCTATCCTGCAATCGTGCCTCCTTCCGGTGGTTCGCAAGTGCAGTATCAGACGGTTGATGCGTCACCTGCTAACGGCGCTGCGATCATCCCGCTGACGTTGGCTTCCAGCGTTTACCGCAAAAACCTTGCGTTCTGCCCAGATGCAGTCACGATGGCGACAGCCGATCTTGAACTGCCTAAGAACATGCAGGAAACCGCGCGTGAGCGTATGGACGGCGTGTCAATGCGTATGGTGACGGGCTTCGACATTAAGTCGGATCAGTTCATCACCCGTCTGGACGTTCTTTACGGTTACGTTTGGGTTCGTCCTGAGTGGGCCGTTGTCGTCGCCGACATCATCTAATCACCAAAAAGGGGGGCATATTGCCCCCCTACCTCAAGGAGCAAGTAAATGGCTAAAGTTCGTCCTTATCTCGGTGTTTACGAAAATATGGATTTTCCAGAATATAAATTTCAAGAATATCCGAAAGTTGTCGGGTATAAAGATGAGAAAAAGGAAATCCCGATTATTGTCGGAGATGCGAAAGAAGAAGTTGAATTTATCACCAAGGGTGAGCCGGGAGCATTCAAGACCCGCGAAGATGAATTGCAGGCAGAACTTGATCGCAAGGCGGTTGAGTTGGAACTTGCGAAGACGCAATTGGCTGAAATGAAAGCGCAGAAAGAATTGGCGGAAAGCGCCAAAAAGGCTGCACCCAACAAGCCGGTGCTTAACGTCAAGGAAATCTAAATGGCCACTACAGCGCTCGACATCATCAATCTTGCTTACAAAGACGCTGGTGTGTTGGGCGTTGGACAGTCTTTGCTGGCCGAGGACGTTAATGACGCGCTTGTGCGTTTGAATATGATGATCGCGCAATGGCGCGTGAAACGCTGGATGGTTTGGCATCTTGTGGATAAAAGCGTTGTGTCCACAGGAGCGCAGTATTACACGGTTGGTCCGGGCGGAGATATTAATGTTTCCGTCCGTCCCGATAAACTGGAGAGTGCATTTTTTAGAATGCTGCCGGGATCAAGCGGCACACAGTCCGTCGATTATCCGCTCCAGATTTTATTTTCTTACGAAGATTATGCGCGGATTACGCTGAAAACATTAGTGTCGTTCTCGCAATGTATTTTTTATGACTCCGCATGGCCAATGGGTAAAATCTATCCTTGGCCTTTACCGCAAGCAAATCTTTACGAAGTGCATATAATTTTAAAGCATGTGCTGGATGAATTCACAGACCTGACATCCACGTTTAACTTTCCTCCGGAATATCTTGCAGCATTACACTACAATCTTGTTGTAAGAACCCGCGCTGCATACCGACTTCCGCCAGATCCGACTTATGAAGGGTTGGCGAAAGACTCCATGCAAACTGTGCGGTCTGCAAATACGCAGATCCCAAGCCTTGTGATGCCGGATAACTTGGTCCGTCCCGGTGTCTATAACATCTACTCGGACCAAACGAGGTAAATCAAATGGCAATACCTGATCGTTTTCAGTCCGGCTTTCGTTTAACTGACGGTGACGCAATTGATACCGCTCTTGCAACTCCGCAATGGCAGACAAATTACGGCATTACCGCTTTAGGCACCGCCCTCGCTTCAACAACTCCTGCGCTTGTTCTTGGACACAATGTGGTCACGACATCAACGGCCAGCAACTATGGCGTTGTTCTTCCAAGTGCTGTTGCCGGTAGCATCGTGTATTTTTACAATGCTGATAGCGCCGATGCGGTTACGGTGTTTGGCGCTGGTAGCGACACGATCAATGGCACCGCCGGTTCAACGGGCGTTTCATATGCTGCAGCAAAACGTGTGCTTTTCATTGCCGTCAACAACGGCGTATGGATTGCGAACGTCCTCGCAGCATCGTAAGGGGCGTTAAGTGGCTCAGATCCAACTTGTTCAAGGTGCATATGAAGCGCGCTCGGTAATAGCGAACGCGCAGAGATGTATCAATCTGTATCCAGAACAGAACACGAAGGATGCTGAAGTTCCTTATACGCATTATTGCACTCCGGGGCTGACGTTCTTGACGCAAGGAATTGTTGCTGAAGTGCGTCAGCTCTATACCGCAAGTAATGGATATTTGTTTGCGGTGATTGGAGACACAGTTTATTACGTGCCGGATACTTTTGTGTTGCAAACACTTGGAACGATTTCAACACAAAGTGGTCTGGTTAGTATGTATGATAACAAGTCCACGTTGATTATTCTTGATGGATCAACGAACGGATGGAGTGTGGATTTGACCACACTAGCTTTCGCAACATTTTCTCCTGCAAATTTCGTTGGTGGAAATCAAATTCGTTACATCGATACATTTTTGGTTTCCTCCACGCTTGGAGCCAACATTCAATCAAGTAATTCTGGAGCTACAACTTATAACGCACTTTCCGTTGCCACCATGACCGGCGATGCTGATCGGCTTCAAATCATTGACGTTGTGCATAAAGAAATGTGGAGTTTTGGAAAACGCACGACAGAAGTTTGGAGCAATGTTGGCGGTTTTCCATTTCCTTTTCAACCAATTCCGGGCGTGTTTTTGCAACATGGCATTGCAGCGTTAAGGTCGCTGGCAAAATGGGGCCTTAATATTTTCTGGCTTTCGGAAGATAACAATGGTCAGGCGCTGATTATGCAAGGCACGGCCTATAAGGCCGACATCATTTCCACTCCCGCCATTGCTGACGCTATTGGCAAATACACAAAAATATCCGACGCGATTGGTTTTTGTTATCAGCAAGGATCACACATTTTTTACATGCTGACTTTTCCGACAGCCAGCAAAACATGGTGCTACGATCTATCCACCCAACTTTGGCATGAGCGGGCTTATCTGGATGGTAACGGAAATTTAAAACGTCATCGTGCGAACTGCGTTGCGCAAGCCTATAACAAAACAATTGTAGGTGATTGGCAAAACGGTTCACTCTATTATTTCAATCTTGATGCCTACACAGATGATGGCCAGCCAATTCAGCGACTTCGCTCCTTCCCGCATCTTGTGTCGGACGGCGACCGCATAAGCTACACAAACTTTATGGCTGATATTGAAGTCGGCACAGACCTCGATCCAAGCGACAACCCACAACTTACACTTCGCTGGAGCGATGATCGTGGAGTAAGTTATGGAAATGGATTGATGCAATCCCTTGGTCGGACAGGTCAATATCGCACAGTGCCTTCGTGGAGTAGATTAGGCTTTGCGAGAGATCGGGTGTTTGAATTGTCATGGACTGCCGCTTGTGCCTCCGCTTTGAATGGCGCGTGGATACAGGTAGAGCGGATGGAGACATGACATGCAAAAAGTAGTTGTGCCGACATCTCAAAAAGGTTTGGTGGAACCGAATGGGTTTCCTTCTCGCCAATTACAAATCCTTTTGAGCGCACTTGCCGCAAACAGCGTTCCAACAACCGAAGACTCCTCCACTGGAGCGCCTCTTGGTGCGGTGATTTTGTTACAAAATGCAGCGGTTATGCCCTCAGGCTGGCAACAAATTGATACGTTGGTGATCGGAGCCAACACCTACAAACTCATAACGCAGGTTTAGGAGATTACGATGGACCCGGTATCAATTGCGCTTATGGGCGGTGGAATGCTCGCCGGGAACTTAATTTCCGGCTTTGGTGCGCAAAACGCAGCCAACACACAAGCTGCAGGAGCGCAAAATGCAGGAATTCTCTCTGCACTTATGCAGCAGCAAGGAATTCAAGCTGCTCAACAAATGTTTGGGCAAGCAAAAGAAGCCCTCTCACCTTATACATCAGCTGGCGGTGACTCGCTTAAATTGCTTATGAGTTATTTGCAGGGGACAGGTGCGCAACAAGCTGGTGTCGGCGGGGGCGGTGCGAATTTACTTTCTACCTTTGAGCCAACGATGGAGCGACTTGAAAAAACTCCTGGCTATCAATGGGCAAGAGAACAAGCTCTTGGGGCGATGACCAACAGTGCTGCAGCAAAAGGTCTTGGGACATCTGGAAATTTGGTGCAAGGCCTCGGCGCAACCGCAACAGGTCTTGCGTCCCAGACTTTCCAAGATCAATTGAAAAATTATCTTGTGCAAAATCAACAAGCCTACAACATGCTTATGGGACCATCGGAATTAGGTGGCCGCGCTGCAGGACAACTTGCATCATCTGCGACAGGTCTTGGTGGGCAGATGATTGGGGCTTACACAAATCTCGGCAATACAATAGGCGCAAGCACGATGGGTGCGGCGAATGCACTTGCCGGTGGCCAACAAGCTCTCTCAAGCGCATTTGGAACTGGCGTAAGCAATGCCGCCTCTCTACCAATGCTTGCGCAAATGTATGGCGGCAATACAAGTCGCAGTTCGTATGGCCAAGTTGGACCCTCAGATTTGTGGAATTTTGCAACAGGTCAATCAAGTCCGTTTCCTTCGCAAGGGTATAATGTAAATTATGCCGGTGGTGCTCGATAACTTTAAGGAGCAATTAGATGCCTGAGATCCCCTTTCCACAAGCTCCAGAAGCCCCACGGTTCGCACAACCAAATCCGCTCAACACAATGGAGCAGATGCAAGGTTTGGCGCTTCGCGGAATTGAAGCGCAAAAACTCCAGCAAGCCACTGAGCAACAAGCGTTAATGAACAGGGCTCAAGCGGGCCTTGGTCAAATTATGCAGCAACACGTAAACCCGCAAACGGGAGATGTGGATATTAATGCTGTTCTTGTGGACGCAGCTGGACATCCGGAAACGTCTTTGTTGTTTCCAAAGATCGCATCAGATGCGTTGACGATGAAGCTCACAAATCAGCAATTGCTGAACGCCAAAATCGAAGGAGCCATGAAGAAACAAGAAATCATGGCGAACACATCAGCATCGTATTTAGATAAGGCTGCAAAAACTGGCGATGTTTTGACAAAGCAGGACCTTGCTGGAATTTACGGGGAAATGGTTACGGCAGGTGTGCTGTCAAGCGAAGAAGCTGTTAAAGGTCTTGCGTTTATCACATCACAAAAGATGAACCCGGAAACATTAATTCGCAATATGGCGCAGCGTTCTGCCCAAGGCCTCAAACAAATGGAAGCCTCAAAGCAAACGCTACAATCTCAATACGAGATGATGTCCGGACAAACCGAAGAAGGCACTCCGTTTCAAGCTCCCCGCGCACAACTTCCCGGCACATTACCTCCGGGGGTCGGCGCTACGCCAAGATCGCAGGCTGCTCCGCAAGCACCTGCTGAAGAAGATGTCGCGCAAGGCGGGGTGGCTCCTCCTGCTGAAGGCGCGGCTAGGCCGCAGGCTCAACCCTCTGGGCCTGCGGCTACCCCCGGCATTCGCACAGGGCTTAGTCCAGCTGAACAAGCCTCAATGAAACCGTATCAAGAATATCAAGAAGGCAAAGGGCCTTGGCGAGATGAGGAAAAGAAAATTGCTACGAACGCTACCGTTGCAATGGATCTCGAAAGTAGATTGACAAAAGCAAAAGATGCTTTGAGTGAGTTTAAGACCGGCCCGGGCATGGAAACAAGATCGAAGTTGGCAAAGGCTGCGCAAGCTCTTGGTATGGAGGATCTCGCCGCCAGTTTGTTGGGTGCGCCGGGAAGCAAAAAGGCGTTGCCGTCCATGCAATACATCGAAAAGCAGATGACTAAAAATGCTTTCGAAGAATTGAAAACTGCGCTTGGAGGCCAAGGTCGCTTTACAAACCTTGAGGTTGAAAACTTCTTAAAGTCCAACTGGAACCTTGAAACCGATCCTCGCGCAATTGAAACAATGTTTAACGAGGTTCATCGTATTGCGCAGATTGCAAAGTATGAAGCACTTGCGGCAGAGCGGTATGGGATGCACAGCCGGTCAAAATATCGTGATCCTGAGTCCTTTAACGTGCTTCACTTTGATAATAGAATGCGTGATAAGTTGCTGGAAAAAGGTTTGCTACACGAAGGCCCTTATGAAATTAAGCAGCCGGGAGCAAAGTAATGGCCTACGAAATCACCCCGAAAGATGTTGATGAACTTTGGTCAAACCCCTCTCCGACCACAAATCGAGCATCGGTTTACAACCCACAAGAGGCTGCAAGTTATATTGTCGGGGCCGCACAAAAGCGTGGGATTGATCCGAATGTGGCTTTGCGCGTTGCACGAAGCGAAGGGCTCAATCAATACACCGGGGATGAAGGCTCCAGCTTTGGGCCTTTCCAATTACACTATGGTGGTGTAGCGAAAGGTGGAAATGCAGTCGGCGGGCTCGGTGATGTGTTCACGCAGCGCACCGGACTTGACGCGCGAGATCCTCGCACATGGCGGCAACAAATCGATTTTTCGTTAGATGAAGCGGCGAGAACTGGTTGGGGTCCGTGGCATGGCTGGAAAGGCGATATGCGCGCCGGTCTGCCAGGAGGCACACAAGTCGCTTCCGCGTCGATGATGAATGATGCTGGCCCACAATCACAAGGCGATTGGCTTGAACAAACGGAACGCACATTTTCCGGACCACAACGTGCGGCCCCTCCCCTCCCGAAAGCATGGGAAGCTCCAGAGCTAAAACCAATTCAACCTTATATCGCACCGGTTCCTGCAACACCCGCAGAGCCACCAGCAAACTGGGGCGCAGGAAGATCATTCGCAACAGGTTTGACGTTAGGTGCGGAGCCTTACATCGAAGCGGGCTTGTCAACTCTTGCACACAAACCTGCTGGCATGGGTTATCAAGAAGCGTTCCGCACAGCTCTTGGCAACATTCAGCGTGAACGTGAGGCGTATCAACAAGCGCGGCCTACAACTTCTATGCTTGCTGAAGGTGCCGGTGCGTTGGTTGGCACAGCATTACCTATGGGGCTTGCCGGTCGTGGTGCTGCAATGGGTGCAGAAGCGTTAAGTCAGGCCGCTCCGAGAGCTAGACCTGCGATTGAAGCTGCTACACGTTTTCTTTCCGGCCAAACTGCTGCGACAAGTGAGGGGCTTGGTGCGGGCTTGGCAAGAGGTGCGTCTTACGGCGCGCAAGGTGCAGTTCAAGGTGTGGGACAAGCGGCTCTTACACAAGCTCTTCAACCCGAAGATGTTGGATTTGGTGAGTCGTTGGCGAGAGGCGCTGCTGGTGGCGCACTTGGTGGGGCGTTTATCAATCCATTAGTTAGCGGCGTCGTTGCGCCGTTTACTGCACCAATTTCACGCCAGTTGCGCGACATGGCTCAAAACGTCAATGCCAAATTCGGCCTCAACATTCGCCCAACACAAATTGCACAAGATGCTGAAATCAAAGCCCTCGACGCTCGCGTAATTCCACAACACCTTCACGATGAGCAAGTTATAAAGTTTAACGAAGAATTGTCGAAACAAGTTGGAATGGCTGGTAAGGATTTAACAAATCCCGAAGTGCAATCGCAGATGCGGAAAGTTGGTAATGATCTTACCAATATTGCTGCAAACACTTCGATGGCGACAAACAAAAATCTTTATCAAGACCTTGGCGCTATCCGCCAAGATGTTTACGCCACAACACTCGATGGAAGCCC